GGAATAGACCAATGACATACGACGACGCAAGAGAAGAGATAGTTGACCGCGCCACAGCTATCACAGAGATAGAGTTGCACGGCCACTCGCCCAGGGACTTCTTCGACGAGGTTGGGGACAAGCCCGAGTATCTGGGCGCTACCGTTCTTGATTGGTTGGGGTATTAGACATGGAACTGTTTGATTTATACGTGTATGACTGTATCGCCGAGAAGGAGACAGTCTTGAAAAACAACCTCACCGAAGCAGAAGTCAAAGTTGAGGGTGACAAGTGGTGGGAGTCGGATGCGACGTCGCCGAGGCTTTCGTTGGTATCCAGGTCAGTAAATGATAGAGGTAGATCATGAAACCAGCAACCGTATCTAGCATCGTGCTTGCTGCCCTAGTAGGCTCTATTGCAATGCACGTCTTGACAGTGCTATACAAGTATGTAACAGTAGCGCTTACGCTACCAGTATAGAGGGACAGACCATGACTGTATACTGTGAAATATGCGGGGAAACCGAACAGCAGGTCCGCACACAAGAAGTAGGCTATTGCGATGAATGCTTTAAGGTGGCCTTTCGCGAACAGACCAAACATTTCTTTTGGGCCGAGCCATGCGCCGAGCCTATCTATGACGCCACTGGCTTGTGCTTGGTATGCGTTGAGCCACGGGGTACAGAGCACGACCACGGTAGGCTATCATTGGACAGTTAAACAATTAGTTCTTGACACGCCTCGTGTGACGTGCGAGGGTATAGATCAATCTATCAAAGATTAATCAGTACGGACAAGCAACCAACCACATTAGAAGGACTAGCTATGAAGAGAAAGACCATTATAGCAGGGCTAAAGCTGACGATTAGTGACCTTACCGCTGCTCTAAACCTACTTAAGACAGGTGGTAGAGGTGTGGGGGCCATGCAACTAGCATTGACTGACCTCAAAGCACTAGAGAAAGCAGCAAGAGAATTGGAGGACTGACTATGTCACATTTCTACGGATCAATACCGACGAGCGCACGTAGCACCACACCTACAGCACGAGGCCACGCATCGACAGGCCTTGTTACTAACGCTGCATCCTGGAAGGGTGCCATTCAAGTGGAGCTACACGTTGACGAAGAGGGCCGAGACTGTTATTGTGTTACACAGGTAGCACACCAAGGCCAAGGCCGGCTGCGCATCCTTGCCGAAGGCATACTAGGGGAATAGAGCATGGCCAAAGCTAGCCCCTTTACAGTTGAGGCGTACTCTGCCGGAATGGCTGTGCTGTACCTTAACAAGTACCTAAGACACCCGACAGCCACAGAGTGTAGGTGCGTGTTAGCACAGCATCAAGTTGAGGGCGGGATAGAGTTTAAGATGGGTAACTTTGACAGCGTGAGGAACCCACCTATACACACGACGGCACTATTCCAACAGATATTTGGGGATTAACCGTGGCTAAACAAAGGCCCTTTGATGTGGACATACGTATAGAAGAGCAGAGTTCTATTGACCTAGTTCTAAAGAAGCAACACGCCGTTTACCTCATGCCAAATAGAGCCCAAGTCTTAAATATATTTGAGCACAGGCTACCAGTGGGAACAAAGCAACTAGCGTGCAACCTACAAGCTCTGCTCGATGCCAGCTTAGGAAAGGAGTAACACAGTGCCCGCACCTAAACCATTTGACATTGAGCCTTATTCATCGCGTCTAGCCATGCTATATCTAAGGCTTGGCACGGACCCGCACGCTCGCGTGGACTGTGTTCTTTACCATACGCCAGGGGGCGGAGTTACCCGCTTCTGCACCCACTCTTATGACGGCATGGACAGGCGGGCAACGAACATATTGACCCTGCTTAACGAGGTAGTAAGCACATGACAGCACCTATCATCATGGGCGAGCGTATCGCCAGCCAAGAACTGCTTGAGACTGTTCAATACTTGAACGAGGCAGTCTTACGTAACAGCAATGAGCGGGGCGCCGTGCTTAGGTGCGCACGCTTACGCCTGGATAGATTAGAAGAGGAGATGATAGATGCATAGATGCGGACATTGCAAAGAGGATTACAATAAGCATGGCTATCCTTTCACGTGCCTAGGCCCTAACTTGCTGGAATACTACGGGAAGAACCAACCACCCGACCAGCAAGAGGATGACTGGCCGGATCCACGCATGATATGTCGCACATGCGGCAATAAATACAGCCCCACCTATGACAGGGATCACGCCTTGGTGTTGTGGCCGGAGGAAGACTGTTGCCCGATGTGCATATGAAAAAGGAGTAGGACTATGAAAACCACAGTAGGACAGCTAAGAGCTGCCTTGTACGGGCTACCTGACGACCTACCAGTACAGTTTGATCCAATCACCGAGGCTTGGCTGGGCACCATGAAACCTATGCGAGCAAAAGAGTTTTGTTTCTATGATGGGAACGGAAACTTGACACAACCTGACGGCGAGGGCGCCGAGTTACACATATATCTGTATGAGGACAGACGTTGACCCCAGGTCTAGCAACACTGATACTGGTGGTCCTTGTTCTGCTATTCATGTATGATGGACCACGCTAACAGAAAGGTAACAACATGCTCTTGCTCTTATTCTTGACACTGGCCGCACTTGTCTATACCGTGGCTAGTCTAATCAAATACCTATCGGGAGAATAACATGAACATTCAAATCAACCTGCCCAGGCATTTCTCTAACGGGGATGAGGTGCCCTACAAATATCTTGACCGGCTCATTGCTAGCGTCGTGGCTGCCACTGGTAGGGTGTCCGTCATTGAGGCACGGAGTACAGCAATTAGCGGTAAGACCTTCATCAGTGAGCCTGTGCTGCTAATACAGGCCACCTATAACCTATCTGCACCAAAGGACTGGACCCCGCTGTTTAACAAGGTCAGACACATAGCGACGGTAGCGGCTGGCGTACTCAAGCAAGAGAATGTGTATCTACTCTTCGACGGTCTACATTATCTTGTCGAACAAGACGATGCTGTCCGTGCTGACGTGCGAGCTATCGTCAATGGATAGGGCGCGCCGCATAGTCGTTGACGTGTGGGGAGGGGAACAAAATGCCGAACACGTGGCCCGCTACGTCACCACACCTGAACAAGCCTTGTTGCTGGCGTACATGGAGGTGAAGAGTGGCTTCATCATAAGCATGGCAGCAAGCATAGCCGATGAGAGGCTCGCTAGCTTTGACAAGCGGGCTGGCACTAGACACTGAAAGGAAAGACAATGGAATTATTGCATACATTATTCTTACCTGTCGCTGTACTCGTCATGGCTATCATGGCCTATCGTGACAGGGTAGAGAGTGATCGCCGGCACATGGCAACCATAACCCTGCTCACTGCACACAATGAGGTGTTGCTGCATCTGAGTGAGGGTAAGGCACCAGGACAGCGGACCACTAAGACGTGATGAGTAGTAGTCCAGCACAGCCCCTTTGGATAGAACCTTCCAGCCCTACGTTTGCTTTGCTATATCTGTGTAAAGCACCAAGGGAAGCACAGGTTAGGTGTGTATTTGTCGCAGACATGGAGCCAAAGAGCTTCAGTCTTGGTGAGTTCAAATCTATGGATGGTCCAGGCATATGCTTAGCTGACACCTTGCAGCAGGTGTTCGAAGAATGTTAAAGGTACTAGCAGAGGAGACTTGGGTACAGCTATGCCTAGTAGAAGCTGGTAACACTACAGCATGGATAGTTTGCATGCCAGGTAATGTACACTGGTGCCACTTCGTAGACTTAGACGAAATATGCCTGTATCGTCAACTAGATAACATATTTAACGAGTAATTGCATTACTCTTAGTGTTTAATCTAATCAAAAAGTATAAACTAACATATTTTGAACCAAAAGTCAAGCAGAAAGTTACATCATGACAACATCAACAAAGATTTGTGCACCTGTAGGTACTGCTTGGCACGCTGGTAGAGGTAAGTATGGAGGTATGAGACTAACCTCCACACAAAGGATTGTCTTTATGTCAAGCTCCGACGACCGTATACGGTACAAACAGAGGTCCGACGACCCAGGCTCTGAGAATAAATGCTTGACAGACATAATAGAAATCTTTAATAAGGTAGTACTATGACCCTAAACCCCGGAGACATATGGCCGCTAGGAGATACGCTTATCGGCGGGCTAAGATTAACTAGTGAAACTAGGCTTGTACATAATGAGCATTCTTTATATGGGTTCAGGTTAGAGCGCAGTGTCATCGATCCGGGATCTAAAGGCAAGCCCGTAATAAATATCCTTGACATACTAGAGGAGCTTGTGTTATGAAGAGAGAGAGAAGCGCAATATTTGATATAGAACATGACAAGAATGTATATTTTGTATTGGCAGATATAGACAGTCATGGCAGGATACCACAAATTTGTTTAGACTCAGACAATAGAGATATAGAATATATATGTCTATCTGGTGCAGCAGCATATGTATGTAACACCAAACAAATGCTGAACGAAATTTTTGGAGGCTAGCTATGACCGGAGTTAATCTACACTACCAAGCAGCCGAGACCTTTGCTCGTGCGATGGCAAGCAACGTCAACCTGACAGTACAGGTGGACGACACCATCACAACAGCAGCAACCGATGGCCGGCGCCTGCTTATCCGTCCTTATGAGCCTCACTGGCAGCCAGGGTCAGACATGGATCAGATATGGTACGGGTTGGTAGCACATGAGTGCTTCCATAACCTGGAGGAAAATAGAGCGGACCTTCACCTTGTCAACAAGGATGAACGGTTACAGAACCCACTGTTCCATGTGGTCCACAACGTAACCATTGACCACAACATTGAGCGTAGGGCTAAGGGCAGGTGGCAGGGTGCTGACATGTGGATACGACGCGCACGCACTACCTTCAATCAATTAGACCGGGCACCCGTGCCCAAGGACAAGGTTCAGAAGTCAGCTACCTGTAAGCTTATGGCTCTGTCTAAGCTGGACGCTGCGTGCCGCAATGAGTGGCAAGGCACAGCCTTGCTAGTGGAGCTAGATGAACAGTCCACCCCTTGGTACGATAAGATCAAACACTTGCGGGATGAGTACGAGGCAGTACGTACCGGAGGAAGGGCTAACCTGGACCTGAGCCAGAAGATATACGATCTACTTGAGCTGAAGGATGAACGTGACAAGTTGAGCGAGGAAGAGCAACGGGCGATAGCTGGTAGCATTGGTACTTTGGATGACCACACCGAAGAGGTGGAAGGCAAAAAAGTCAAAGGCCGAGACGAGGGTGCTGCCGGTAAGTTCATCGACGGTGAGGGCAACCTAAAGAACACAAAGGCAGAAGCTAACGCTAACCCTGAACCTGAGTTTCAAAAGACGGGATACAAACCACTAGCAATGACAATTACTAAGCCGAACGGACACGGCGAGTTCGTGTTGGATGGGCTATCAACTCTATCCAAGGCACTAGTCAAGCGCCTGCAAATATATTCGCGTAAGAAATTCGAGGGGGGTAAGAAACGAGGCAAGCTTAACAGGAAGAGACTGGTGCGAGCCGTATCCCAAGGTGATCAGCGTGTGTTCCGCCGTAAATACGAGGAGGTGATCAAAGACACAGCCGTACTCTTGTTGGTGGATTGTTCTGGCTCTATGCATGGCAACAAGTACCAGTACGCAGCAGCTAGTGCTCTGTCTCTCATTGATGTGTTAGACAAGAACCAAATCAGCGTTGGTGCTTATGGCTTCACATATAGTGGCGGGCCTGTGCATATAGTGTTCAAAGACTTCAATGACAGGGCTCACTTGTCTACTATAGACGGTAAGTTCAACGCCGCAAGCAGTAACCTAAGAGATAACAGCGACGGCGACAACGTGCTGCATTGTTATCAGATACTGAAAGCCCAACCACAGAAGCGAAAGGTTATGATCGTGCTGTCTGATGGTAGGCCTTGCGCACCTCCTAGTGGCTGCGGTAGGTGGGCAAAGGACGTGATAAAAAGTGTTGACAACGACAGGCAAGTTGAGCTATACGGTATAGGAATTTGCGACGAACACGTTGAGAAGCTGTACCGTAACGCTGCGGTGATCAACAACCCAAGAGATTTAGAGCCGGTGTTACTGAACCTGTTAGAAACCATAATCATTAATTGAGGAGAGAACCAATGGTAACGTCTACCGAATGGACAGATGGCGACATCTACATTAACTACAGCAGCAACACCCTGGCCTTTGAATGCGAGGACAAGTGCATACTGTACACCAAGGGAGCTGACGAGTTTGTCATTGAGGACAATGCCGATGCCTTCGCTGCCTTCGTTGCTACTGCTGTACCCATGGAGAACGTAGAGGGTAGTGTTGCGTCCATTAAGACCATGCTGCTGAAGATTACCAAGCAGTACGAGGAGGACAAGGACACCACTGAAGAACAGTACCTAGCTATCTGTTCGAAAGAGCTGATGCCTAAGAACAAAGCAAAAGTCAAGAAACCAAAGGCAACCAAGACAAAGAAAAAGATCACTCGTCGTAAGAAGACACACCAGAAATCCTTTACTGAGATCACAGGTGCCCAGCACTCGTCGGGCGAGGAGTTTTACTTCACTGTGTTCCAACCCAAGGACTGGCCGGCTGACGTTGCCAAGGATATCCCCGCAATCAACTCAAGCTTCTACTTTGACGAGGACTATGCCCTTGCTATACTCATCTCGCTTGAAGAGAACGAACCTTTGTTGGCGTATGGTCCTCCTGGCTGTGGCAAGACAGCCACTGTTGAGCAAATCTGCGCGAGGGTAGGCCGCCCGCATAGCTTTATCCAGGGCAAGCAGGGCACCGACCCGTCTGACTATGTAGGGTCAGTCCATCTACGGGGTGGCGACACTAAGTGGGTAGACGGTGAGCTTACCCACGCTGTGCGGCATGGCTATGTGGTACTGTACGATGAGATCTTCAAGTCCAGTCCGCAGACCAACATGGTAATACAGACCTTGCTTGATGACAGGCGTGTGTTGCCCTTGGAAGGACACGAGAGCGCACGTTACTTGAAGGCACACGAAAACTTCCGCATGATTGGTGCGGATAACATCGCCGGTGATGGCAATCACAGCATGAAGTACTGCGCTGAGCACCAAGACGCATCAACCCTTAACAGGTTCACGATGACAGTCAGCGTTGACTACCCTTCGCCGAAGATTGAAAAGGAAATCATGCGAGGTATCACGGGTAGGATGAGCGAAGGCCTAGCTGACACACTCTTGACCCTGACCGCCATGATACGTGCGTCGTATGATAAGGGTGGTGTGTCCGTAGCGTACAGTGTGCGTACTAACCAAACCCTGGCTAAGTTGTACGGGGGGCTGGGTAGCGTGCCTATGGCGTTCAAGTTTACCTACCTTAACAAGCTGAGCGATGAGAAGGAACGGCAGGCAGTGTCTAAGATGTTTGCCTCTGCCTTCGCCTCGACTGACGCGCAACTGTAATGATTAAGGGAGGATACATCCGACCCGGTGGACGACAATACCTAGGTATATTGATACTATCAAAGGAAGCCTGGGTTGCTCGTTCCACCGAAGGAAAGTTTCTCCTCATACGTTCGCCGACCGCCTCTGGGTGGGGAGGAGGGGATCCTTCCTCCTTCCTGCCCCTTCTTTCTCTCTTCAATGAGGTGTTCAAATGAGAGCGGGTATGTGTGTGCCACAGCGACCCACGAAAGTAGGTGCGCTGGTTCTTAACCGGACGGGCTGGATTAGATCTGATAAGACTGTTAGAGATGTGTTTGAGTTTTGCTCTATGGAGGCTAGCTGGACACGGGAGCATACGACACACGACATATTGCCTCTACTTAATAAGGCGTTTGACCAATGAGCACAACACGAGCGTTAACAGTAGAGATCGACGGCGACCCTCCATCAGGGTCAAGCTATGCTGCCTTGGTCTTAGGCCCTGGCCAAACAGCGGCGGTTCGGGGTACTGAGCCTGATAGTTTGCACGTTCGGGCGTGGTCAATGACAGCGCACCCTATTGGTCCTGTTGTAGACCTAACAAAACTATGGACGGAGGTGTTCAATGGTAGGCAGTAAAGCTTTAACCCTAGAGCTGGGCAGTGGGGGCCTTGGCCGGGACGCTGATCTGATAGTGGCCAACGGCCACTGTGTTTATCTGGATCCAGATGGAGACAGCGGGGGCTTTCATATCATCTCTTGGGAGATGGGCGGAACAGTAAGCGAGCCGCGACCACATATAAAAGATCTCTTACAAGAGATATTCGATGGCTGAACGAATACCCCCAGAGATATTGAAAGAGGTAAGGCAGAACTTCCTGCTCGGGGAGGAGAGGCAATTCAAATGCTGCCAGCCACCTAAGCAGAAGTTATACGTCAAACTCAAGGCTGACGGACAGACAGTACTAGGTCATTGCTTCCACTGTGGTACCAACTACATGTCAAGACTACATAAACCTAAGCGGGTTGCCAAGGTGGCCAAGGTCAAGCGGAGATATGAGCCACCACCTACTGACCTAGTCCACACGACGCGAGATTGGCCGGCCTTGGGTAAGATGTGGATACATGCGAGTGGTGTGACCGAAGAGGAGTTAGTCACCCACGGTATAGGGTACAGCCCTAGCACAGAGGCAATCGTGTTCCCCGTACACGGGGGTTGGCAAGAACGGGTGCTAGTAGGACCACAGAAATACCTAACGCACAGATACAAGGATATATATTTTCACTTGCGTAATGGTCCGACCTGTGTTATCGTCGAGGACGTACTATCTGCTATCAGGGTAGGTAGATACGCCAGTGCCCACGCGCTGATGGGCCTGCATATACGAGACTGTACTCCCTTGATAGAGTACGACCGCTTCGTCGTGTGGCTAGACAACGACAACGCCCAGGTGGTAGCGGCAGTAAAGAAGATAGAGGACAGACTAAGCCAGTGGGCTACGGTTACAGTTATCTCTGACACGGACGACCCAAAGAAACAGACAGAGGAAGGGCTATGGCAAAGTATAAAGCCGGCGATCTAGCTACAATGATAAGTGATACACCTTTTACTCGGGAAATGTGCTTAGTTTTTATATCTGACGACGAGCCAGAGAATGCCCACACAATAAACGACAGTATGCGTATAGGGTATTTAAGAAATACATCCTTTGGACCTATAGTTAATGTGTTACCTGTACTGGAGGGAATATGGTAGACGAAGTGAAAGCCTTTGTGGTCAATGTGGAAGCGGAAGGCGATGCAGACGTCTACCTTGAATTTATTTTGGAGGCAAGTACCTCGATAGATTTTACCGGTGAGCCAAGCTCAGATGTATTCTTAGCTGGCCCTAACCGCCCCGGTCTGCCGTTTGCCTGCACATTTAATCTTAAAGAGACACTGGAGAAACTATGGAAATCCTAAACATATTAGGTACCAAGGCAGACTACCAAGAGTACAAGCAGTACCTGGCCGGTCTGCCGGTAGAGGCTACCACTATCATTCAGGGGCTGGGTAAGTATTACGCTACTCACACTGCGGTAGAGTGGGCCGACTACTCAGCTTGGTTCTTCTCTGTGTACAAGCCCCTGTTGAAACAGGATCAGCGAAGGGTATACGCTAGGATATTTGACAAGCTGGGTGAGCAACGTCTGACTCCTGAGACTAAGCGAGAGATGCTCAACAACTTCAGAGCCAGAGAGTACGGAGCTGAGATCGTTGCCATAGGCAGGGAGATGACAGAAGCCGGTGACCTGACCTGTCTCACTGACCTAATGGATACTGTCAACACAGCACAAGCCGAGCTGCAAAGCTCCTCGTCTATTGAGGACTACTTTGTTACCGATAGTGTTGAGAAGATAGTAGAACAACAGCAAGAGGGAGGGTTGACATGGCGCATGAAGTGTGTCGCCAATGCGGTAGGCCCTATCCGTAAGGGCAACTTGATTGTAATAGGCGCCCGACCAGAGACAGGTAAGACCACCTTCATGGCTAGCGAGGCCACACACATGGCTAAGCAGATACCGGAAGGGCAGCACATCCTGTGGTTCAACAACGAGGAAGAGGGCAAGAGAGTTAAGTCCCGGCTGATACAGTCAGCCTTGAACAAGCACATACTGGACCTGCAAGCCTACCCTATGCAGTGCCAAGAAGAATTCGAGAAGGCCTGTGGGAACAAGATCATTATCATAGACAAGTCTAACCTTAATGTGTCGGACGTGCAGAAAGTTATTGACAGATACCCTCCTGGTCTGTTAGTCTTCGATCAATTGTGGAAGATATACGGTAAGGGACACAGCCACGACGTGACTACCCAAGTAGCATTGTACCAATGGGCACGAGAGATGGCCAAGAAGCACGCACCCGTGTTGACTGTGCACCAAGCTGACTTCACAGCGGAGGGCGTAGACTACATAGGCAAGGAAGCCCTGTACCTATCCAAGACAGCAGTGCAAGGGGAGATAGACGTTCAGATCATGTTGGGTAAGAGGAACAACGAGGCACCGGAAATGGTGAACAAGAGGTACCTTAGCATTGTCAAGAACAAACTGGGACACCCTTCAGCGCAGAGACACGGTCAATTTGTCGTGTTCATAGACCCCGAACGGGGACGGTTCAATGATTAAATTGTACGTTGCTCCTATGACGCATGATCGTACTGAGGGCTACGCCATCTTAGGAGGAACGGAACACTCGTCATTTGAACTGTTGGCCGGCTGTCTGCATAGGTATGGGATGCCGATAACTGCCACGTGGCAAGCGCAAAGTCCTGACCGTAAAGGTATTACTCTCACTTCAATGTTTAAAAAGACATTTAGACAATGATTAGGGCCTGTGTAGCAACTAGCTTGGGTTCGACGGGATGTATGTTGGGCGATCACACAAGTACTGACACAGTAGTTTTGGGAACAACACAAATCTTTTTGGATAAGCGGCACTTTGAGGATAAGTGGCAATATAGTCAGCCGGGTAATGCTGTTATAGATCTGACGTCAGTGTTTGAGAAGGTGATACGATAATGATTGAGCTGTATGTTTCGTCTGCTGCTAAAACAGCAAGGGCTGGCGCCTTGACGCTAGCAGAGACCGCTTATGCTTATCTAGGCGATGGCCGATTACATGTGTACGAGATAGACGTGACGAAAAGTTGGCGGGCAGGTAGTGGTACTATGAAGATCTGTTTAAAATCTAAGCTGGAGAAGGTCTTTGACTAAGATAGCAACGATAGATCTTGAGACTACGGTTAAGAACGTAGGCGAAGAGAGCATTGGTTCGTTCAAGGCTAACCCTTTCTGCGAGGACAACTGGATTGTGTTGGCCGGCATTAAAAAATTGCGGGGGGACTGTCTGATCATGGACCAACCCAAGCAATTTGTCACCTTCAATGAGTGTGCCTTTCTCATTGGGCAGAACATTAAGTTTGACCTGCACTATCTGTTTCGCTATGTCCCCGGCTTCCATAAGGGCTTCCATAGAGTACAGATATGGGACGTAATGATTGTCGAATATCTCTTGACAGGGCAGGACAGTAAGTATATAAACCTGGACACACTGGCCCTGAAATACGGAGGTACCGTAAAGCCCGACGCAATCAAAGAGTACTGGGACGCAGGTATCCAGACAGAGGACATACCTGAAGATGAGCTGGAAGAATACTTGATTGGTGACCTAGAGAACACAGAGATCGTGTACCTAGGCCAGCTAGAGGAAGCCAAACGTCTGCACATGCTGCCCCTACTCAAGACACAGATGCGTATGCTTCAGGTGTGTGCTGACATGGAGTACGAAGGCATGGTGTTTGACCGGCGAGGCAGCCTGGAAGCCTATGTAGATCAGAGCGCCTTGCGGGATGAACTTGTTGAGAAGCTGACTAATATCATGCAGTCCCACGACCCGGCCCTTGACAACCCAGGTAGTAACCAACAGGTGGCACTGTGGTTGTTCGGAGGTACCATCAAGGAAGTGATAGACGTACCAGTGATCAACGCTGACGGTACAGAATACAGATACAAGTCAGGTAAGCGGAAGGGGCAAGTGAAGACCAAGAAGACAGACAGTTTCAGGGAGACATCTGGCATATATGAACCACAACCCGAGTGGGCTATCGCTACTGGCTGGAGTGTAGACAACAGCATCCTGAAGAAGTTGAAGGTCAAAGAAGACGATGCCATTGACCAACTACTACGGCTACGCGAACTGGGTAAGGATCTGGACACCTACTACAAGGGCCTAGCTGAGCTTACCCACGCTGACGGATTGATACACGGGACACTAAACAATTGCAGTACCAACACAGGAAGGCTATCGAGTTCGAAGCCCAACCTCCAAAACATATCAGGAAAGGAAAGATAGTGCTCGACATAGAACACCAGAGCGGGAGAGAAGAAAGACTTATTGAGTTGGAGCGAGATGTCTGGTCTATCACTACGCTAATCGACAACGTGTTACGTGAACCTGACCTGATATCAGAAGAGGACAGGCTTAGTCTCTTCGTACTTGGGGTACAGTTAACCGAAGAGTTTGGTGACGACGTTGAATGTGACGGAGAGTAGGCATGGACTGTCTAAGCGTATATCGCCCAGAAATAAACATATTCTCTTCTTTTGTGCTGACACCCAAGGTGAGGGTAAGGATCACCGGGACAAGTGAAGGTGGGATAGCAGCAGTGCCCCCGCCGCACATTGAGTTTAAATGTAAAGGCATGGACATTGAGCCTCTTCTGCGTGAGGTGTTCGGGTGAGTATATATGTGTGTCCACCCGCAGATGATTGGATCTGTTGTATGCAGTTATCTTCAAAGAAAGATATTGAACTAGATGTTGATGACATTATTCTATTTGATGATTCTGAAGACTGGTATGAGGTTGAACTTAAAACAAATATTAAAGATATTCTGAATGGTGTGTTCAAATGAGTGTCTATGTAAGCGCCAGGACAAACATGAGATTTGCGACAGTCAGTGTAGGTTCTGGAGGTGTAGTGTTAACAAGTGCTGGCGATTTGCATGTGGTGGACAGTGGTTTTCTTGCGAACGCAAAACGTAAAAAGACTGTGATAACAGGCGTATTAGAGGAGGTATTCAATGACGATCAAGAGCTATTTCGGGTCAAGGTACGGTTCGGACGGGGTATTATTGCAGGCGGACTTTAGCCAGCTTGAGGTTATCGTTCTCGCTTGGCTTAGCCAGGACCCCCTGCTTATAGAGGACATCGTATCAGGGATGGACTTGCACTGTCAATCCGCTGCCTTCATCACAGGCAAGGACTATCAATACATATACGACCAAGTACAGAGCGGTGATCAGACATGGGTCAACATACGCAAGGCAAGCAAAGCGCCAAGCTTTCAGCTTAGCTACGGGGCAGGGTACAAAGGCATAGCAGCCAAGACTACTCTGTCAGAGAGCCAAGCAAAGAAGTTCATCACTAACTATTATGACAGGTACACCTGTGTGAAGGAATGGCAAGAGGAACAGATAGCTCTGGTCGCTGGCAAAGCTGTATACTCTGGACGTATCACCCCCAAGGGGTTCCCATCTATGAAGTCACAGCTAGTGACAGCCACTGGCCGACGTCTCACCTTCCACGAGCAAGACACGCCTGACTTTATTAAGGAAGCCACTAACTTCTCGCCGACCAAGATCAAGAATTACCCAGTGCAGGGCACAGCATACGACATAGTAGCCCTTGCAATTTCAAGCTTATGGGACCATATAAAAACAGCGGAACTGGAACGAGTACATTTTGTTAACACCATCCACGACAGTGTACTGAAAGATTTACACAAAGATAGCTTGACAAGCGTGTTGAAATATGTTAGACCTTGTCTTACAAATATCGACGCGCTGATGCAAGACAGATACGGAGTTGAATTCAACCTGCCTATCTCTGTAGACATAGAGGTAGGCCCCACTTGGCACAACATGGAGACACTTGATGCAAGGACTTATTGAAGCTGTTAAACGGGACCGCACTGGCTTTCTGATCAAAGAGAATGGTGCAGACCTGTGGTTTGGTATGCCCAAAGGACAGACCATACCTAACAATGTAAACAAAGGCGACACAGTATCCTTTGAGTTCACAGTGAACGGTACCTGGAAGAACATTCAAGGGATGGTATCCCTGGTAGGCAACCCCTCCGCTCCGGTTGCCACGTCTTCGCCGGCACCGTCTAATTCATCTCAGTATGGTAACAAGTTTCCGGTTAAGCCTGACACTACTGACCACTGTATCATGCGACAGAATGCATTGAGTGCTGCGGCTAATCTGTTTGCCGGTAAGGGTGCCGACATTACACCTGAAGCAGTGCTTGGGATTGCCGAACAGTTTGTAGCGTGGACCACGGGGAGGAATGCATGAAAGCGTTAGACAAACAGGTAGCAGGTAGCCACTATAAAGGTATGGCCATCCAACCCATTGAATTCTGCCAGAAGAACAAGCTAAGGGCGTGTGAGACGCACGCCATCGGCTACATCTGCCGGCACCAGAAGGACGGTGGAGCAGAGGATATCCGTAAGGCTATCCACATGCTGGAGATCCTGCTAGAGATGGAGTATACTACCAGTGGCAGCAGCACCCTCACAGCTTGCGAGGTTAGGGATGATAAGCCCTGGCTTAATCAGCCTGACAATCTAGCAAGATCGGAGACGGAGAAGTAACATGCCTGACTTACAACCTTGCCCCTTCTGTGGTGGCACCAAGAAGATGGCTCACACTAAGAAGGCGGACATGTTCACTGCCTGGTATGAGTGTACGGAGTGCAACGTCATAGAAGGAGGCAAGGCGGTAAGAGTTGATATGGAAGGGGACGAAGTCGTCCGTATACACCCACAAGGGATGCAAGACTATGACCCTCACAGCTAACATAGACGGCGATATCATCCTGTACGCAGTAGGCTTTGCCAGTGAGACACGGGTGTACGTCTGCACAGATGGGTCGGAGTTCGACAACGCAAAGGAAGCCAACTCCTACTGCAAGCAGCACAAGTACGATAAGATACTGCGTCGTGACCCAGCACCTGACCACGTGTGGAAGGGCAACGCCAACACGATGATAAAGAACATCGTTAAGGAAGCTGGTGCCGAGGCCTTTATGATCTACTTCTCTGCACCTAACAACTTCCGTAAGGACATCTACCCTGAGTACAAGGCCAATCGAAAGGACGTACCTAGGCCTTACTGCTACCACGAACTGAAGGCGTATATTGAGGACAAGTATCCCTGTAGTGAGATAATAGGGTACGAGGCAGACGACCTGCTAGGCATCTACCAGACCGACGACACGATCCTGTGTTCCATCGACAAAGACCTGGATCAGATAGTCGGGAAGCACTACAACTGGAAGAGAAAGCAGCTCTACTCCATGTGTTGGAATGATGCTGAGTATAACCTCTACATACAGGTACTGATGGGTGACGCTACTGACAATATCAAGGGCTTGCCCGGAGTGGGAGAGAAGAAGGCTGAGAAGATCCTTGAGGACGTCCGCGAAGAGGATTACGAGGCTGTCTGTCAGGAAGAATATAAAGATAGAGGCTTGACACCAGAGGATTACGCACTAACTAAACAACTAGTGTATATCAGAAGGGAGTTCTTTGATGAAGCTGGAGAGGAAGTTAGTCGAGGCCGTAGCCAGGAGACTTTGCTGGGCCAACGGCATGAACCCTGACCTGAGTTTGGATGGTGATAAACAGAATTTCTTGTGGCATGAGTACAAACACGATGCCGCTGTTGCTATAGAGGAAGTATTGAAATACCAGAAAGAGAAAGAGGAGAAGACTGATGCATGATACCCGTAAAGTATTCCTACTGGAGGAGACCCTCCGCTGTGTCAAGGCTGCCTACGAAATTGGCGACCGTCCACGGCTGGTCGAGTATAAGACCTTCAACACCTCTATTGAGGTAGGTATGTATCTTGTGGTACCCACCCAGAGCCGACACGAGATGGCCGTGGTCAAGGTACACGAGGTGGACATTGAGCCTGACCTGTCGAGCGACACGCGCATGGACTGGGTTGTTGATACCATTGACCGTGACGCCTACGCCGGCACCTTGGCAAGCGAGAAGTCCTTTATCAATGCCGCTCGTTCCGCTGAACGCAGGCGCATGAGAGAGACGCTTAAGAAAGATGTGCTGGCTGACCTGGACGCTAACGTTAAGGTCCTTGGTGGCCCCGCAGCACCGGCCACTGTTGTGACAGGTGAAGGCCCCAGCATCGACTAATGCTAATTACTCGGCTCTGACCCCGTGCATCCCAGGGGAGGGGCATAAGTAGTGATGCATTCGCATCACTAATGACTCCCTGTTATACCTAACAGTACGTCATGTAAGAAGATCACTAGGGGGCTACTGAGGGAAGAGCACAAGGTAGTCCCCGAACGATCTTTAATTAACAGGGAGAATTAATTATGGCCAGTTGCCCCAAGTGTGGCAAGTCTAAGGTGCGGAAGCACAGGTGCCCACACTGTGGGCCTATGAGAAGGGAAGCTCCATGTGGATCATAAAGAAAGTTGACGGCGCTTGGTTCATAGCATCCAGGCACGCAAGGCTACGTGGTCTCTGTGCGGGAAACAAAAGTCTCTTCATTGCCCTGCTCGATGCCTGGGCACAGACTAAATATCTGTGGCATAGGTCAAGGCCATGAAGTACCGCAGCAAATTTGAGAAGGCTGTAGCCAAGAAGCTAGGACGCAGTTGGAAGTATGAGCCCTTCAAGATCCCTTACATCAGCCGGCATACGTACACGCCTGACTTTGTTAAAGGCAAGCTCATGTATGAGGCTAAGGGTCGTTTCAGACCAGGAGACCTAAAGAAGTATAAGGATATACGTGATGACAACCCTAAGTACACCCTTGTGTTTATCTTCATGAAGCCCCGTCTTCCCCTACCTGGTGCCCGTACACGTAAGAAGTGTGGGACCAAACAGACCCATGCTGAGTGGGCGGAACGCAATGGCTTTGCCTGGACTACTTTGGAGGATCTGTGATGCCTCTTATTATGGTACTAGCCTTTGTTGGCGGATTTTCTGTTGGTTTTTCCATTCTCACGTCTGATGATTATACAGGCATAGCTGCATTAATAGGCGGAACTATACTCGGTTTTATCTTTTCAACAGTGGTGTTTATATCGACATATTTACACTATCTATTAGAGGGAATGAGATGAAAATTCTGATATACGACGTAGAAACAGCCCCCAAGCTAGCCCATGTATGGGGCGTGTGGCGCCAGAATATCCCACCGAAGATGCTAGCACAGGACGGCTATGTCCTTAGTTGGTCAGCCAAGTGGCTGTCTGAGCCTGACATAGTATACAGCGACACACTGATGGCTCACGGCAACAAGGTCAAGAACGAGGGGAAGCTACTCAAGGGGCTACACGCCCTCATGGACGAAGCTGACGTCATCGTCACGTACAACGGTAACAAGTTTGACACGCCTGTGGTGAACACAGCCTTTATCAAGGCCGGCATGCCACCACCCTCACCCTCTAAGTCTGTGGATCTGTACCAGGTGGTACGTAGTAAGTTCCGGTTCACCTCTAACAAACTGGACTACGTGTGTCAGCAGCTAGGCCTGGGTGGCAAGATGGAACACGAGGGCTTTGAGCTGTGGTTGCTCTGCATGAAGGGTGACAGAGACGCATGGGACCGTATGAGGCGGTATAATGAGCAGGACGTGATACTTACTGAGGCCCTGTATCTCAGGGTACGGCCTTGGGTCAAGGCTCATCCCAACATCAACATGGCAGAGATGGACGGCATACGACGCTGTCCCTCCTGTGGTGCAGACAAGATAAAGAAGAATGGCTACGAGTACTTGGCGGCTGGTAAGTACCAACGCTATAAGTGCAGTAGCTGTGGCACCCATAGTAGGGGCGGGCTGACAAGGTTCTCAGCAGAGGAACGCCAGCTACTCAATAAGGCGCTGTGATATGTATAGGTTACACACCAGGTACAAGGCCTTCATTGAGAACATGGACCCGGAAGAGTTAGTGGACATACTGGAGCTTAGCAGTACAGATATAGTCGAACGGTTCTACGATATCATTGAGGAAAAGCTAGAGCGGTTTGACTATTTACTTAACGAGGAGGAAGAAGATGAAGATAGTACTTCTTAGAATATGGGATGTATTTGTCTTAACCATACAGAATATCATTAACTTTGGTTGGGATTTGATAGGGGTTATAGCAGCTTTTGCCTGGCTTAGCTGGGCTATTGGACAGGGAGGTCTCTGGTTTGCTCTTGCTGTTGTTCTACTCGCTAGCTTCGTCGTAGCTAGTGTATGCACAGTCATAACAATAGAAACGGAGGACGATAGCGATGTTTAAGACTATAAAGCTGCGTGTAGGCAATGCCAGTTACACCGTTGAAAAGGTGGACGGGCATACGCTGGAAGGTATGCTGGGATCAGCGAGCACTACGAAGAAGCTAATTCAAATCAATACCCAAGACAAAATGAATAAGCACAACGGCGAGCTGTTTGAAACGCTGGTCCACGAGGTCTTCCACGCTGTGTTCCTTGAGCGGGACCTAGAAAGCACCTTGGAGGTACGGCGTGAATTACATGAGAAGATTGTTACTCAGATGGCGGCTGGGTTTGTTGGGGTGATGATTGATAACCCTGTATTCTTGCAAGACATGGCTGCTTTAGCGCACAAATCTCGGAAAGATCTAGACATATGAACCTACCCACTGATTTCCAACAGTACATACACCAGCGTACCTATGCCAAGTACCTCCCTGAGAAGGGACGGAGGGAGACTTGGGAAGAAACTGTAGCCAGATACTTTGACTTCATGCAAGACCACTTGCATTGGCACCATGACTATTTTGCTCCTGATCCACTATGGAAAGAATTACAACAAGCAGTCCTTAACCTGGAGATCATGCCATCTATGCGGGTGCTGGCTACTGCTGGCACCGCTCTGGAGCGGTGTAACGTGGCTGGGTTCAACTGTAGCTACCTGCCTATCGACAGTGTCCGCGCCTTTGATGAAACCTTATATATACTCATGTGTGGCACAGGGGTAGGATTCAGTGTTGAACGACAGTATATCAGCAACCTACCAGAGATACCTGCTCATTTCAAGGAAGTATCGCCTATAATCCAAGTAGCGGATAGTAAGGCTGGTTGGGCTGGTGCTCTCAAAGAGCTGGTGATGTTGCTCTACTCAGGAGTCATACCTAGATGGGACTTGTCTAGGGTTAGACCTGCGGGGGCTAGATTAAAGACCTTTGGCGGTAGGTCTAGTGGACCTGGACCACTGGAAGACCTGTTTGTCTGGACAACGGCTCTGTTTAAGGCCGCTCAGGGCCGGAAGTTGACTTCTCTGGAGTGTCATGACCTAATCTGCAAGATCGCCTCAGTGGTCATCTCTGGGGGAGTACGGCGCAGTGCCCTAATTAGCCTCTCAAACTTCAGTGATGACCGTATGCGGCACGCTAAGATAGGAGAGTGGTACCTTATAGATCCACAACGTAGTTATGCTAACAATTCGTCAGCTTACACAGAGAAGCCAGACGAGGGCGCCTTCATGCGAGAGTGGAATGCCCTCTATGCCAGTGGTTCGGGTGAGAGAGGGATCTTTAATCGGGAGGCTATGCAGGCTAAGGCGGCAGAGAATGGCCGACGTGATCCCGACAGGCCGTTTGGTACCAACCCCTGTGGTGAGATCATATTGCGACCCTTTCAATTTTGTAACCTGTCAGAGGTAGTATTTAGAGCAGGCGATAAGCCTAAAGATATCCTGCGTAAGGCTCGTTTAGCTGCTATCCTGGGTACATTCCAAAGCTCGCTGACTAACTTCAAGTATCTGCGTAAGATATGGACGGACAACACAGAAGAGGAACGCTTGCTTGGTGTCAGTCTGACAGGGATCTTGGATTGTAGGGGTTTCTACGCCACACCTGCGGGTAAGATCAAAGATGTGGTGATAGACACCAACGCTGAGTTTGCTGCCCTGCTAGGTATCCCTCAGTCAGTGGCTACTACTTGTATCAAGCCCTCTGGCACAGTCAGCAAGCTGGTTAACTCCAGCAGTGGTATGCACCCACGCCCGGCACCATACTACATCCAGCGGATACGCTGTGACAAGATGGATCCTCTGACTACCTTTATGAAAGAGGCTGGTATACCCTGTGAGGACTGTGTGATTAGCCCTGATCATACCGCTATCTTTAGCTTCCCGATCAAGTCACCCAGAGCAGCAGTGGTAATAGACAACATGCCTGCTATGGATCAACTGGAGCTTTGGAGCTATCTACAGAGAGAGTGGTGTGAGCACAATCCCTCTTGTACCATCTATATACAGGATGGGGAGTGGATGAAGGTAGGAGCCTGGGTCTATGAAAACTTTGATCAGATAGGCGGACTGTCCTTTAGTCCTGCGGGGGGACTTACACACCCACAACTACCCCAAGAGCCCATCAACGCAAGCGAGTATAAAACCTTGTTGGCCAGTATGCCTAAGAAGATAGACTGGGCGAGTTTCAAAGAGGACGATGACAACACAACCGCAAGCCAAGAACTGGCCTGTTTTGGCGGGCAGTGCGATCTTTGAGTAAATTAGTTAAACATTACCTGCAAGTACTTGCCAGCATCCCCCTATAAACAGAGAAGGAAAAATTAGATGTACTACGCGATAGCAGCCATAATGGTGATCATAGTGACAGTGCTAGTAGTCCAGTGGATAACAGGCGACTAGGTCTTTAACATAGGAGAAAGAAGAGGGGGCAATTAAGCCCCCGTCTTTTTAACTATCTTCTTCTTTTTCTTTCGTGCCTTTTTAAGATGTTTAGGCATGGCTATTCCTTGTTCGCTATCAGATACACTAGATATCCACCCACCAACGAGGAGACAGAGGCCAGTAGCTCAGGGGTAGCAATCTCTGACGGCAGGAACTGCATACCCACATAGGCTAGGACAGGCGTGACAATGGCCATGATGGCCTTACTATAATTTTGCATGTTAAGCTCTCTTCGGTTGGAATTCAATGTGAATGTGTGTCTTCTCAAGTACTACGTCGTACTCACTGTTCAGGGCCGATTTAATCCGGCTATGTACAGCTCTCTTCTGTCCTTCTGACAGGTGCCTAGTCCTGATATCTACCGCTGCTCCTGAGTAGTGGAGAGAACCGTAGCTGTGGGCACCATCGGTAACCGAGGTGATGACACATTCCTGGTTAATGTCAGCAAAGACCTTGGCTATGACGGGCATGATGAAAGCTATCTCTGCTCTTACACCGCTAATCTTAGGGCCTTTGTCCCCGCTCTTAAATCGCATTAGAACATTCCTTTCATAATCACGAAGAACGCCTTGAAGTTAAAGACCAACAAGGCTGCTACGCTAGCACCTATAATCTTAGTAACCCGTAGGGTTGCCTTCGCTAGAGAGATATCATCACGAATTTCCTCTAAGGTATCACGAAGCTGTGAACAGGTATAATTTAGACTTGACAAACCTGTTTCTAGGTCCTCAACCTTAGCCGTGAGATACCCCAAGTTCTTCTGGACGCCTGATATTTCCTGTCTATCTTGATTATTCACCGGTCTGCTCCTCACTAACAACAAGTACCACACCTGTAGCTTTCAGCACGTCTAGCAGAGTGGCTGCATTGGCCGGCGAAACCTTAGCAAATCCCTCCAACATACTATTGAAGCTATCCTCGAATTCTACAGCAGTCGTGGCCTCTCTGAGCTGTGCCTCGCTAGTCCTAATCGTCGGACCAGAAGGAAATCTCTGTGTCCGCTGGCGTCTCCTAGCATCGCGAGCCTCTGCAAACGACATGCCTGCGGGTAACTTAAACTCTTTGGCTATGTCAGGGTTAATCGACAGCTTGCCCGTCTCTCTATCGACAATGAACAGAGGTCCATCTAATAGGGCTTTTGGCAACCTGCCAGCAGCTACCTCTTGCGACACAACGTTTGAAAACACCTCCGTCACGACGATACTATAGTTACCTACCAGTCTGTCGGCTATCTCAGGCGATTGCTTACGTTGTTCAGCTAGGGAAGCGACAAAACCGTCGCTAGTCGCCAAACCCAACAACATGGTCATATCGTCAAGGTCCATCTGTTTGCGTAGGTTGGTGTTACCCAGCATAGAGGTAGCAAATATGTCAAAGGTAGACGTAGTTTCACCAGTGGGACCAGTCTTAGGCTGGAAATGTTCTGGTACAAGGCCAGACGTGATGGTACGAAGCGCCTTAAACGCACCATTGATCGTGTTGACATCCCCCAGTACCTGTGGGGCTACTACGTTACCCTCACCCGCATCCTTGCCTGATCCAGGGTCAACGATGCCCTCACCAGTAAGTATCTTACCTATACCATTCATAAAGTCTAGTGTCTTTTGGGTGATCTTCTCGCCCAGCTCGATCCTAGCCCCAAAGTCGCGAGCAGTCAGAGTGATAGCGTCACTAATGAACCTATCACCAAATACATCTTTCAGAGCTGAGAGTTCGTTGAAGTTTACGCGGAAATTGCGTTCGTTCATATTGGCTAACATGGTGTTAGTCGTGGCAATGCTGCCGGCAAGACTTAGATCAGCTAGCTCCCCTGTTGCAGAAGCAAATAGCTGGTTCATTGGGTCAATTACGGTCTTCTGGATCAAATCCAGCTCGGCTTCCGATCTACCAAAGCTAGCTTCTGCTATCCGAATGTCTGAACGTGTCTTCAAGGCAGACATATTATTGAGAATGGCGCCAATCTTTTCGGGATCTGGATTAGGCTTACCACGTTCTAACTGTAGGTTACGCTGAGCCTGTATAAAGGGCCTCATAGTAACGCTGCGAAGCTTGCCTGTCAGCTCATCGACGCTAGCCTGCTGGCTAGCCTTAATATCTTCTACCTGACGAGCCAAACCCTGAGCAGCCTGCACTGTAGCAACCTGATCTATCCGCCCAGCCTCGTCTATAACCAACAAAGCAGGGTTATTACGAGCAATATCAGCAGCAGCGGCGTTGACAGCGGCTCTATCCGCAGCTATGTCTATCTCCTGAGCCTCGATGGCCAAGTTAGCGAGGGCTACATTAGGATCAATTAACCCCTTATCCGCGAAACCCTTAGTAATGGCTGTCTCACTAACACCATCAGCACGAAGCCTACCTTCAAGGGAACTCAGTCGTGCTTGTAGCTCTATCTGCCTAGTAGGTTCCCCTGTCAAGGGCTTAAGCCTATCTAGCTCAAGCTGTGCAGCCTCTGACAGCTCGGTACCGGCGATAAGATCGGTAGCTACTTGACTTACTTCACGGCCAACTAGGTCAACTTGCCTCTGTGACTTCTTGACCTTGGCCTGCTGTATGCCTTGGGCTACTACACCAGTAAGAGCAGTCAGACCCTGCAAGGCAGTAGCTGTTGGTGCGATAACCCTACCGGCTTCCGCCGGCTGTGGGGCCGAAAGGATAGGTTGCTCAGCCATTACTCATCTTCCTCTCTGAATTTAAACTGCTGTAGTGCATAGTCGCCACCAAAAAGATCGGCCATCTTCTGTAGAGTAGCCATATCAAAGGCTGTATCTCTCCGCATATTACGTTGTACTCTGTTCCAGATCTGTTCTCTGTCTACCCTGTCATCTTGGAAGATGAGCATCTGAGCAGCAGCAGTCCTGGCCAGCGCGTCCCGTTCTTCGGGGCTATCTGAGCGGGCGAAGTCTCGGAACGTCCGAGTGACCACCTTAGCAGTATCGTCCCAGATCTGCTCACGTCTAGCCAGATTAAACCTAGCTTCGAAGCCGATACCCACTGTAATGGGAGGGAAGCCTAGGGTTATAGCCAGGACATTAAGCTCATTAATGCTATCATCCGACATAACCTCACGGTTTCTATTGATGAACTCATTGTATTTCCACGCCCAGTACCCTTGTGTCAGACGATTGACCGATGAAATACTAAGAGCTAGATCTTCGATCATGGTCCTAGCTAAGACTTTCATAGGCACATCGATAGCGCCGATATCCCTCAGATCCTCCTCATCACCGAACATCAGGGTCATCATGGTACCTGCACCGGACACAGCTTGGGCCACGTTACCGAATAAATCGCCCGAGGGGCCTAATGCTAGCTCCCAAAGGTTTCCTTCTGGATCAAATATCTGTTCAATAATATTGTCCTGCCCAAAGGGCTTGATCCGAGAGAGATCTGTCTCTGGTATCAGCTGTTGGAAGATACCTTCTTTTAGTAGACGCCTAAACTCACTCCTAGTAGGAGGCTGACCATTAGCATCTTCGAACATACTGAAGGCAAACTGCCCGAAGGCCACCCCGCCAGCGCCATACACAGCACCGAGGGTTAAGGTAAAGCGAGCAGCCTCTGCTGGGGTCAGTTTATCAGCGGTTTTACCCGTATTAGTCAGACCATCCGCTATAATCTCCATGACCCGTAGTGGATGGGCTGCGAACTGCGTGGGGATAGAGGCTACACCACGCTGCCAAAAGGCCCTTGAACTGGTAGTCATATTACCGCCTAGAGTTTCAGACCTAACAGCCACTGCCCTACCCTGTTCGGCAGACAATCGGGCACCGCCCTTCAGCCCCTGCTCAAACCAAGCAATACCAAAGGCCAGCACTCGGTTAGCTCTCTCGCCTTCGTTAAAGAAGAAAGAAGCTGCGTCCGTAGCTCTACCGAACTGACGGAAACCCCTAGTAAAGGGGCTCTTGGAAATACTAATCTTGCTTAGATCGTCCAGCTGTGCCTGCGTACCACCAACGAGGTGGGTACCACTCTTAACCAGGTCTTCCATGAACGCCACGAACTCCACGGGCTTGACTGCGCCCAGTGTATGTGTAGAGGCGAACTTGCCCAACTGTAGCCATACCTCTGGGTCTTGTCGCTGCAATGCGAACCGTATATATGGATATGCAGCAATGGTCTTAGCTCCTTGGATAGGGGATATAGCTAGGACAGCTGGTGTCATGGACAGCTGTACAACTACCTGTGATACATCGCCCAGACCAAGACGAGCCTTAAACCCAAGCGAACGGACAGCCGTGATAGGATTGACGTCGAACTCATCTACCCCTCTAGCCAAGTCCTTAAATCCTGCCCTGGACAGAGCATCTGCTACCTCTTCCCTGACTGCTAGCGATGTGCGTTCTAAGGGGGTGGGTGTGTTCATGCCCCGCAAGATAGCCTCTCTAAATGTCTCCATCTCGTCAATCTGTGTCGCGGTTAATCTGCTACCACTGCGCAGGCGACCCTCTGCCATAGCTGCCAAGGGGGCTTTGCCCTCTATATTCTCTAGCTCAGACCCGTAGCGTGTTAAGAACCGTTCAGTCTGACGCACAGAGAAATCGCGGAAGGAAGCGGTACGAGTAGATTGCTGTATGGACGAGCTAAGGGCCTTAAACGGGTCCACTACTTCAGCCAGGCCCTCTTTAGGGTGGCGGAGAGGCTCGCCCCGTGTGCTGTAGAACAACCGGCCATTAGATATCTGCTCCGTGAAGTGATCAGGTAGCTGGACGAAGTCTGGGTCCTCTGACAGGATACGCGCAGCGTTGTTTGTACGCCCAAAGGTAGGTAACTGCCTATTACCAGTCAATTCAAAAGGAGCGCGAAGAATTGTACCTGCTTCGACGGCCTCATTGAACTCCTCGAAAGAACTGAAGTAGGTATTCTCGGATATGACCTTCGTAGCCCTGGCTTTGGCGACAGTTGTACCTGAGCTGACAGCTTCCTCATATGCACCTAAGGCTAGATTGTAGTCAATGACGAAGTCATCCGCTTCCTTAGCGTCTTGAAGATTAAAGTGTGTCTTAGCGCCAACAAACCTTTCATTTACCACGCGGGACTGCTTGATAAATTGCCTGCCACGGTATACAGTACGCCCACCAGCCACATAGTTGAGCTGCTGTTGACGTAAGGCAGAGAAACCGACCTCCGACTTCTCAGTGAGGACATAGGTAACGTCCGTAGCGGACTTTGTCTTCACTCCAGCTACATCCTCTGTGGTACCAAGGACCTTAACCAGTATACCGTTCTCTCCGAGGTCCAGCAGCCTGGTTCTCAGGAATTCAGTGGTTAGTTCACCGACTTCAAAAATCTCGCCTGTAATCTTGTCCACCATAGCCACGTTCTCTGCCTGGCCAGTGGTAAGGAAGGCGTTAGTATCCACAGATTTACCATTGGTAATGACACCGTCTGGAAAGTTCACCTCTTGGAACCCTAGGCGGGCCAAATTTACCCTCACGTCGTCATTACGCAGCATATAATCGAAGTCTGACACCTGCCTGTAGGCTACATGTGCAGCTAGTTCTTTCTCTGTGATTTCTATGCCCAACGTGTTGGAATAAATAGATTTAAGCTCAGCTGGACTGAACCATACTTCCTGCTGATGGCCTAACTGTAGTATCGTATCGAAGTCTTTGGTCTGTGCAGTGCTCAATTTATTGATAGGTACCTGAGCTTTACCTACCGCAGCCTGCATCTTCTGGAAATTACGGGTAGATAGTTCGATACCTTCGTTGGCGTCCAGCCCCAGCTGGCTTTTGGTACCTACACCCCTACGCAGGAGGGGAACTCTGCCCAGAACAGACTCTGACAATAGCCTCTCGTCCACTGCGTTGACAATAGCACGCTCACCGACGGTGCGGTCAATCTGAACAAAGAATTGGCCAGCCTCCTCGTGGATATTGAACGAACCTTCGAGCAATCCCATGCGTTTAGCGCCGTTCTTGGCACCTCTAGCCGAAGCGTAGCCCTCTAAACCATCAGCTCCATGTCCCAGAGTTACGATTACTTTGTTAACGCCAGCCTTATCGCTAATATCCAGATCGATGTGCCGCTTATCTATCTCTGTGTTGAGGTTGATTTCCTTTTTCAGCTTGCCAATCTGCCTTTCAGCAGCCAGGAGTTGCTCAGGCTTAGTTAAACGATCTGTCGTGAAATTGTCTGTACTCTTTAGCAGAGTACGACGAGCTTGTTCTAGTTTTCTACGAACTTTCTGTCCAATACCCACACCCTCGAAGGTAGGAATGAAGGCTGCGTCTAGGCTGTGCTTGACTGCATCCTCTGCCAGCGCGGGACTGATAGCTTCGCCGGCATCCTCCGCTTCTTTAGCGGCAATGGTGATCTGTTCACTGAGCTTCCTATTACCTGCGCGCTTAGCAACGGTGGCTGCACCTCCGCCATCACTGACAGGATTAGGCTTAGCCTTGTTAAGAAGCGAAAAGGCCTTACCACCACGGACAAAACCCTTGACCACAGCGCCAATGCCGATAACATCTAGAATTTCTATGCCACTACTGAGCAGAACGTCCACGTTATCAAAGGTAATAAGTTCCTCTAGAGCAATCATAGCTGCTGTTATGTTCTGTCCACCGAACAGACCACTTTCCTCTATCTCTCTTTCGAATTTATCTAGGCGGGCCATCTTCTCTTGTTGGGTGCCAGCCCAGAATTTACGCATTTCCTCTTGCTTGGCCTGTCCCAAGAATAAGGTGTCCCGACTGAGCAGTTGATCCGCTCTAATCGTCTCTCCCAGGGGGATCATTAGGGCAAGGAAGTCTGCAATCTTAGTGCCAGTGGACCGCTCTTCCCCCTTCTCAGACAGAAGGTTTCTCAAGTTAGAGAACCGTTGTGCTAAGGCAGAGCTATCGCGTACTACAGACAGGTCGAGCTGCTCATCCTCTGGCTGTTCAGGATCAAACACCCGTGATTGCACCACAGGATCGCTGGCAATGGTATCGTCCACAATAAAATTGGCGACATTGCGTTCGATGACGTCGTTCTCTGGGCGATATACCTCACCGGAGGCGAGAGGAATAGCGTCTACTAGCTCTTCTAGCTCTGGCTGGACGTCTTCTGCCCCCAGTCCCTCCTCTACCATGACAGGAATAAGATCTTCTTGAACGAACTCGGCAGTTTGGGCCTTCTCGGCCTGCCGTAATACCATCCGATCAGGCTTGTCTCCTCTCTCTTCTAGACGTGTACGTGTACCAGGTAGCACAGGCATATTCAAGGCAGACGAAGCTACCTCAATTTGTGCTGCACGTATCTCTGCGCGTTCGGCAGAGAGGACAGGCTTCTCTGTCTCGAACACGCCTGTTACAGGCTCTTGTGTGCTAAGGATACCCATCGCTACTAAAACTTCTCTCCAATTGCTTCTATACCGCCAGCGCCGCTAAATGCCGCAGAGCTGAAGTTAGCTATAGCACCAAAAGTTTGTGCCGCAGCCAGCGATCTAGTGATACCGACTTGCAGATTGCCTGTGACATCTAAGAACGTTAGGTTACCGGCAAGCTGACTAGTGATAGACCCTACAGCTCCGGCCAAGCCCGAACCTCCAGCCCCTCCTGTCTGAGCACCTATGTTAATAGCCTGAGCACGCAAGCGTCTGCCCTCACGTATCTGCGATATTTGAGCCCGACGTTGCTTGACTTCCAGCAGACGACGCTGTTTCCTTGCCGCTGAACGCTGAGCCGCTACCGACAAGGCGGTACTAGCTACAAAGGCAGTTGCTGCGATTACTGCTACAATACCCATCTTAATCTCCTACGTATTTGCCGAACATATTTTCAGCGTGGTCATATCCCAAGAACTTGAACCCTTTACCAAATGGCAGGTGAGCTTTGAAGTGATATGAGATATAGCTTACACCAACGGTCTTTAACTGAGCTTCAGCAAAGGTCACTAGCTCCGCTCCGATCATCGTGTCTCTATACTCAGGTAAGAGGAATATGATATCGTTCATCGCGAATGTATGGTCCTGGTAATGCATATGCGGCATCATAAAGAATACAGAGTAGCCTACAAGCCTGCCCTCATCTCTTGCCGTAAACATAGCCAACATGCCAGTACCTTGCATTGCTTTATACTTAGCATAGTCGGGGTTCAGCTTGATCTTCTCTTTGCAGATTGCTACCTCTTCCCAGTGTTTCTCAAATAATGGTTTTAGGTCCTCAACGACATCTGTATAAAGTTCGCATTGTACAATAACCATTAGACCTGTGTACCTCCTGTTAAGGCTAGACCCCAGCCAAGTATCCGGCAGTCCTTGCCGGGCGATGTATCCCATCTAAGTCTTACTGCTATACCTTCACCAGGCAATTTGTTCTTAGTGGTCACTACTTCAAAACCAAAATCAAATGGATCGTTCACGGACGAAGGTGTGAAATGTCGGTTTAACCGATACGCCTCAAACTGAGGTGTCCATCTGCCGGATCCAGCACTATCTGCCCACTCCCAACGTCCCTGGAGCAGAGCCGAAGATGGGTTACTGAGTATGATATCTCCATTGGCATCTAGCTCAAAGCCATCTTCAGTGCGTTCAAAGTGAGAGACAAGATATGTAACTGCCTTAGCGCGCATGACATCTTCCGCAATTTCGTGGCCTGTTTCCAAGAAAGCCGGCGCGTCTACGCCTGTACTACTGCTTGTGTCCCAGTCGAGGAAGTCCGTGTCTCTGTAGAAACTGAAGGTATACTTGAAGTTCCCTCCAGTTACCTTCTGGCCAGCGAAGTACTTGATACTGCTAGGAATTGGCTGCGTAATCTTCTCTGTGATTGTTACAGGTATGGCATTGATCGTTACGACTACACCATTGATTGTCACGTTCTCTACGATATCCAGCAATGGCGGTGCCTTCAGCTCTATATATTCTCCGATGAAGGGACTGTCTGTAGCTATAGGTTTCAAGTCAGAGACATAGAACGCACTCAGCGTTAGATCGAGAACCAACTCTTTATCATTCTGTAGCACACTTCCCGCACCATCGAAAGTAGAGAGCGAATTAAACTGCCACCGCACTTGACGGGCTGCGCCATCGAACGCACCCTTAGCCACTCTCTTGGCTGGTGTACTGATTTTAGAGAACAAGGTCTGTATGGTATTCTCTGTGATATTAGTCACACCCAGCCGTCCTGTGTCTGGGCTAATACCGATAGCGTGTATACCAGAGTCCGACCAGAAGAACACTGCGTTCTCTGCGTTCACAATAGCACGAGGACCTACCACTGACACATTAGTCAGGCGCTCTAAGGGGGGAGCTAGAGGAGTAAACCCACCAGTACCACCAGAGATTAGCCACACACCGCCCTCTGCAAAGATCAGCAGTCCGTCCCTAAACTCAACCATGTTGAAGATAACGCCGGCATTCTTCAGGATGAGAACTCCGCCGTCTGTATCAATTAATTCTGATACGTGCTCGGACGTGGGTGCTGCCTCTTGGTAGCACTTATTCAGCTTCTCAATACTATCCACGACCTGGCTAAAGAAGACAAACCCAGCGTACTGAGGAGATCGCTGATCACCGCTCTCTACCTTAGTCCCAGCGCCAGAATAGAACACGCGGCCAGCAAAGCTAGCTACTGTTGTAATACCCTCTGTCGATCTATCGATAGGTAGAGCCATTAGGGGAGATCCACACTTAGAGGTCGGGGATTAATAAAGCCAAACGGACCGAAGGTGGTGCTAACGCCGATGCCCGATTTGGCTGCTCGACTGGTTCCTCTATCAAAGGCATCAATAATAAATTTACCTTTAGCTGCGGGGGTATTATCAAAGAACTGCTTTATCAAGGCCGCTGGATCAAAGTCGCCATCGGCATCCTTACCCAGATGGATGATGTCGGCATTAGATGGGAACTTACCCTGAGAGGCCTGGAAAGTAGCGATGTCCGCTTTCGTCCAGCCTTGGTTAAGCAGATTATACTCATGTTCATTGCTCAGCGAGGTGGGTCTTGTATCAGTAAGGAGGCTGTCATCTACCCCAAAGAAGTCCCTTATTTGTAAAGGGAATTGGCGGTTAGCTATCAGATCCGTATCTGGATTATACTCAACCAGCACCACAGTCTTACTCCCGCCGACTATGACTAGGCCCCCGCTAATCCCTACCATCTGAGCAGGCTTACTGCCATTGATGACAGAGGCCGGCAGCTCCAATGCATTACCCCCATTCTTAGGGGATCCACTAATAGAAGTAGCTAGGAGGTCAAAGAAGAAAAACTTTCGACCGAACTGAACAACCAGCAGTCCGATGTCCACGTCGGTATTGATATTCTCCCACTTGTTTACGCTAAAGCCTACACTATCTACACCGCTGGCCAGTACACCACTATCAACGAGTACGCTGTTAGGTTCGTAGTCCATACCCAAGCGTCTGCGCCTGCTGCCGTTGCGGAGCAGTACGAAATTACTTTCATCAATGCTGGCATTCTCTGGAAAGGTAAGTGGGCTGGACTCTGTATTAATGCCCGCTACAAAGTTACGCCTTTGGAGATTTGTTCCCGCTCTGGCCATTCTCTAAATCTCCCATGTAACTCTTAATTGCTTTTTCAGCGTTAGTCCCGCTGGTATACAGACCCTTCAGAATATCAGGTACGCGGCCACCGCCTTGTACAATTACCTTGATAAGATTAGTATCTTGATGGTAGACGGGAATGAATTTCTTACGAGATTTGGTCAATGTTCGCACGATAGTTCCTTTGGTTAACGTTTATATCCAAGGTCTGGTAGTTTGAAGTCGCTCTTTGCTCGCCATGATTTAACAGCTTGTTGATCGCGTTGCCTGACAGCAGCCTGCTCTGCCTTTGGATGTGCTACCTGCTTAACTTCTACAGAGGCTGTAGAGATACTCTCGTGTAGCAGCAGAGAAAACATCTCTTCCGGTAGGTCTGGGACAGAAGTATCATCCAGTATCAGATCAGTACTATTCGTATAGCCCCAGCATTGGGTCTTGGATTGCTGCAAAGTTGTGTCCACTGCCTTATCGAAGTTATTAGTAACGACTAGATCATCATCAAATGATGTCCAGAAGGTAGGAGCCAAGTCGTTGCGCACAAATGTCTTCACGTCTGCTGATACAATAACCGTAGTAACTTTAGCATCTGAACTATCCAGCCCATTCTGCTTCCTGAGAAATATATCTGGCTCCAGGTACTCGACAGCACTATACTTATCCCTGGTATCCGTAGACTTTCTTTTATTATAGTTGAAGATCTCTAGTTCTTTAATGCCTACAGGAATACGCAAGTGGGTAGGTTTAGATATATCAGATAGCCCCTCCAGAGCGAAGGTATTTTTCTGATGCGGCCAATTCTTTTCGTCCGACAATAGCTTGTAGGTACGAACGACGATCTTAGCTACTTGGGTAGCCTCCAAGGTATCGTTAATCGAATTGACGGCATCACTTGACAAGGCTTCTAGTACATCTTGTGTGAGTTCAAGTAGAGTTGACTTGGTCATAATAATATTTCTTTAGACAAAAAATTCATTATTCTGAAGAGTTAAGAAGAGCTTATCCGTTAGAGTACCTGTAAGCGTAGGGTAGTTTGTATCTAAAAATCGTAACATCCTATCTTGTGTAGTACCTGGGGCAATACCTTGTTGATTAAAATAGATATGCATTGCACTTGCTAAAGCTATATCAGTTGTAATACCTGCGTTAGATATAAACCCCGCTCTTAATCTTGAGTTAAAACCGTTCTGAGTAAACCCTTGTCCTGCTAGATAGGTCATCCAAAGATCTACCAAAGTCCCTTTAGCTGCCCCTGTTGCAGCTAAGACATCTTGACCTGTGATACCAATAAGACCTGTAGCTGGAATAATATTTCTAGTAGAAGCAACCGTTACATCAAATCCTGCTATAGCAATAGTATCAAGATCAGGAGTTAAATTTTTCTCATCTTGTAAAGTAACAGCTTGTCCTGTTATAGCAATAATATCAAGAGCAGGAGTAATTGAAGTCCCTACGGCTGCCGTGGAGATGCCGATTCTTGGTATATAGGGATAAATAACTGGCGAGTGATCTTCAGTTGTTGGTGTGCCAAACGCCGTTAAACCAAGCCCGCCAACCAAATCGTTATCTTCATCATTGAGCATCGGGAGATAGAAAACAAGATTACCCGGTCTTATCAAAAGAGGTGAAAAGCCCCTTGATAAAGCAACGCCCTCCGCCTCGCTCAAGGCAACATCCCAGATAGCCGCCTCGGCCAAACCACCGTCCATTTCCGATATGGGTGAACTGTCCCCCAACCGGCCCACTGTAATGCGGTTAAGCCCGGCAGGAGTAACGCTGGTGGTATCCGTTCCTTTGTTTGCGGTGTCACCGTTCAAAACACACGTGCGGTCAGTCGTGCTGGCCGCAATTGCTATGGCATGATTCCATGTATTTGCGGTATAACCATTTGCTGTTTCCGCTGTATCAAATCCCCCATCGCCAGCAAAGAACTGTATCGGGTCGCCTCCAATATCTCCTCGTATAATTATCCCGAAGAAATCATTAGATACCCCGCTGTTGGGAATGCTGATTGGCGTGTTGTTGTCAGTAACATTGTCGGCATTGAACCAGATAGAAATCGTCAGGGGCGCAGCCGTTACCGGCGTGCTTTCTACCTGCAAGTATTCAGTGCTTGCGCTTAAAAAGCTGCGGGCCATTAGGTTTCCCGAATTTCGACAAATCTCAATTCAGCGTCGCCGATAGCCGTGTCGCTGACAGCATCGCGGTTTATCTTGATCCTGAACCCTTCTCCGGCAGCGACGGAATCCATGTCCACACCATCGGTAAAGGCGATAGAAACAATATCTACCAGACCAGAAGTCCCCGGAACGGTAGTGTTGTCCACTGAATTAACAGCAGCAAATCCGTCGACGTCCAAATCCTGTTGCTGGTCACCGATCCTCTCAAAAGCAGTATCCCAGTCTGTGTTGCCGGTGGTTGCAGCGGTCAGCGCATAATGAAGAAATACTGTCACCCCGCCGCCATCATAGTGCTGAGGCATCACTCCTGAAAACACAGCAAATTCATTCGTCGTATCGTCAAAATCCAGAACCGGATGTAAATTACGAGTATCCAGCGTAGCGAAGTTTGCGCTTGTGGGTTCGTTCGACTGCGGAACAAACTGTAAAAGACTGTCACCGGTTGCCATTATAATGCTTTCCCTCTATGTGAGGAGACCACTGCTGCCTTGACAGCCGACGTTACAGCACTGCCCGCAAGAGTCTCAATATCGTTAAGGAGTTGACTGACGGCGGCTTTATTACCCTCTAACGGTGTTCCAGTAACATCAGGATTGGCAGCGATGAATTCTAACCTAAGCACAACGACCTTATCCATTTCTTGAAGGATTTCAGCCAGCCGGTTAATCGCTGACTGTACAATTTTTGTATTAGCTACCATATCATTTTAAAACCTCTTGCCTAACCTCTTAATTAAATTGTTTTCTTCCAGATACCGCTAACACTAAACGTAATAGTAATAGGGCCAGTAGTATTACCAAAAACTATAGGTTCAGTACTGTGTGCTAGGATATGATCATTCACACTTTCAAACAGAACGAGTGATCTACCATCCGTAAACCCACCAGCGTCAGTAGCTATCTGAGCTACATCATCTGCATCAAACACGAGGTCAAAACTACCGTCAAGCGCAGAGGATAGATTGAGTAAAGTAATCGGTCCTGTCCATCCGATGTTAGTAGCGACTGCGGTAAGTGTAGCGAATAACGTATCTGTATCAGGATTGATAACAGCGTTAGTAACGATACCCAATTTGATTACGGCGCCACCAAGAGTACTATCCAAATCGAGTGGATCAGTACCATCATCGTGCCGTTCAAGCCATTTACTATGGACTACCCATACCATTATTCAATACTCTCGTCTTCGATATTCAGGATAGTTTCGAACATTTTAATCTGCTTCTGGTATCTCTTGATACTGAACTTAACCTCACCTAGAGGTTGTTTTCTCTCTTTGGCCCGTACTAGCTTTGCTTCTAGCCTTTCCAAGCGAGCGTAAGAACGATCAAGAGCATGGCCAATGGCAAGTCTATCACCAATAACAATAGATACTGGCTGACCAACAATACCGACTTTTGCGGCTAACTTTGATAACATTTGTCCCATAATATTAAGTACCTATAATAAGCATAATTAATCAACCTCAATGCAGGCGAGCTGTGAGGTGATTGTGTTACCGGCAGCAGCAGTGCCCCAGGTTGCAGTTACATCTAGTGTCTGGTCTACAGTAGTATCGATAGTAACTGGCGTAGTAATGGTAAGTCCGAAGTGATCGCCTACCTCTGTAACGAAACTTCCAGCAGCCATAACGGTACCAGTAGTACCAACACTGCGAATTGTGATTAGGAAATCTATTGCCCAATGCGAATTAGCAACAGCTCCCAGAGTTGAAGCTCCAGTAAGAGATAGAGTAACCCCACCTAATTTCACAATTATATTCAAGGTAGGTGTAGCAGTATCGCTTACGATCCCTTGTACACGAACCCGGAAGCTTTTACCGATCTTGTTCTCTGATGCTGGTAAGACAAGTGTGCCTACGCCAGCGCCAAATAAAGTGGTTTCAGTAACGGTGTTTGCTACAACTTTGTCCGCTGTCTGTTGGAACAAAGTCTCTCCTGAGGCAGCCTTTTTCCACGCGCCAGAACCAGCGCCGTCCGCGACATAAACTTGATCTACCAGGGCCACACCCACATCTTTGGGCTCATGGATATCAGGATCTGCTGCGTCTTTATGTTCAGTCATGGATAGCTCCAAGTAGAAAGGGGAGGGAGGTTAAGCCCTCCCCCTTTGGTTAGACGAGATCGTATTCGATCACGATAGCAGCAACACCCGCAGCAGTGATGGTCGGAGAAGTACCGCCCAACAGTGTGCCAATCGAAGTATCAGCAGCAAAAGTAGCGGCCCAAGTACCATTAAACGAACTAATGATAACAGTAGCAGCAGCTTCAAGCTGTGCTTCAGTGATATCGAAACCGTTGGTAGCTTCACTACCTTCGGTACCGATAGACAGGATAGGCGCAGTACCACCAATCACGAACACTTCCTTAATGTCCACGACGACCCTACGGACTAGCGCGCCAGCGGGGAGGACCTGTTCATCCAAGATATCGAGAACGTTGGCGATAACGTCGCTGCCTTTGAAGTTAATATGCAACTCCTTAGTGACGTTGTTCGACAGGCCGCGACCCATCGAAGGTTCGTTGGCTAAACGCGGACCAAAATGGTTCTTTACGTTCCGGCCTGTAGTGCTTTCAATAACCATGCTTTAGTTATTCCTTTCTTTATGCAGTTGCAACAGCGTCGGAAACAATAACACCCAGCGTTTCAATACGCTGAACACCAAAGCCATAACGACTGGTAGTGACAAACCTATCCTTCGGAGGATTGATCTTACGTTCGCTCTCCGTTACCGGCAGACGACGGATGGCACCCATAACAGGCTTACTCGCATCATCAGCCATCGACATAAAGATGTTAGCTTTGCCCGCAGCAGTGATCGACTGCGTACCATCAATGTCCGTACCTGCAGCAACGTCCGGCAAGCGGTTAGTTGAAATGATATTCCAACCAAAGATGTTACCCACCAACTGCATGTTAGGACCAAGAAAGCCGTCCTTACGCATTTGCTCAAAGAACGGATCCCGATCAAGCCCGTCTGTGATAGTAACCAACCGATCAAGGGCAGTAGCAGTTACCGGATCAATCAACAACAGACGACCTGACAGAGGAACGTCAGCCTTATCAAAGGCCAACTTCATCAAAGCCATATCATCTTCCGTCAGCTGCTCACCAGCACCAGAAGCCCGGCGCATATGCTGCTGACCGTTAATAGTATTCGGGTCGCCAATTGTCAAACCGGCAAAAGCAGCAGCCAGGAAGTCAGTTTCAAAACGCTCACCAAACGCCTTAACAGCCAGCGAGGACCGGGCTGCGAGCAGCTGATCAACCTGGTTGCCATCCTCACGAAGCTCGTCCGTGATTTCGAAGGCATCGCCAACGTGTTCAGTGATTGTCAATTGCACTTCACCCGTATCAATGGGGTTAAACGCAATCTGCTGATCTTCCGCTACGTCCTGCAACGTCACGTCGCCAACGGTCTTAACAAACAGAGTTGTACCCGAGGAGAAGCTAGCAACATTCCGATAAAAAGTAGTCGGCAAAAGAACAGAGGGCAGCTTCTCAAGGAGGAGGGTATCATAGATTTCCCTCTCGATGAAAGCAGCAGTGTTACCTACAGTCTGTGTCATTTATCTATCCTTATTATTAGCCTTCAAGTTCTCTTCGAAGAGCCTGGGCACGAGATAAGTCCGGATCCACTTCGTCTTTGAAGAAATCCCTACGCATTTCACTTGGTGTTTTCCTTGCTGTAGGTTCTTGATGGCCTGGGGTTTGGATGTCGCCCGTAGACAAGCTACGCGGCGGGGTTACATTTGGTTTATCAATATCCATCAGCTTGTAAACAACTGCTGGCGAGTTCGTAGCACCGAGTTCAAGAAGACCTTGCACACTGAGGCCATTGGCCGCAGCAGCTTTGGATACAGCAGCCTGAGCTGCTTCCTTCGAACCGTAAACTTCTGTCAGTTTCCGATCCATCTCAGTAACACGATCTTGGAGCAACTTGCGCTGATCCCTCGCGTCCATTTGTTTACCGACTGCTTCATCTAGTGCGTTGACATCCAGAGTAGGTGGTTCAGTTGTCACTGTACTTGCCTGCTGTGTCCTCTTAATCTCTTCCAAAATACTATCCTTAGCTGCTTGTTCTGCTTTGATCCGTTCGTTCTCTTCCCGTAGCGTCTTGTTCTCACTCTCAATTGTCGTGATGTGAGCTTGGCTGGGTTGAACAGAAGCCAAGGCGGCTTCAACAGAAGTGTATTTCGGATTACCAGTTGCATCTTTGATGCCCTGTAGTACCTGAGTATAGTCAGGCTGTACGGGAGCTGATGCTGGTTCTTGTGCCGGGACCGCTGGGGCCTCTACTGGCGTGACTGGGTCAGTCATGTTAGTTCTCCTTGGTCAGGGTGTTCAGAAATTGTAGTATGTTCTTAGTCTGTTTAATCTGTCCGTTTGAGTAAGCTTGGCTTGCTGCATAGTTAGCAATCTCTAGCTTTAACTCTGCTATCTTATTCAGGAGTACAGCATCCTGGTGGTGCTCTCTAATGTATGCAATGAGTAACTGGATAATGAATTGGCTTTCCTCTAGTACTTCGTTTAGGGCCTCTTCCTTAAGTCCTCTCTTCTCCGCAAACTTAACTAGGTTGTACGGGCTCTTGCTCATCTTCCACGTCTCCTGGCTGAACACCACTCTCTACATCTTGGGCAGCTTGGTCCTCTCGGATCAATCGCTGAGACTCGCCTGCCTCAAACACGGCAGCATTGTCACGCACGATGTCAAATCGATCTATACCTGTTAGCTCCTCAACGGCCTTGGCCAGCTTCTTACCTGAGATATGTGGAGCTATGATCTGTGCTACATTGCTATTCATAATAAGCTGGATAGCCTGCAATGTCTGTGCATCCTGACTAAAGTGCCGAGCGCCGATCGGACGGAGCTTGCCACTGGAGGTAATATCATCTCTAGTAATAGTCAAGAACCGCTCTACCCCCAGATCGTTGTCTTGTACACGGACGATTTCCTGCCCAGAGATATTACGCTTCGCTGTCTCCAGCATGTTGTTTAGTGTAGGTTCCAACAATTCAATCTCGAACTGATCTACCTTCTCTTGGAAGATGCGTCCAGCAGCCGTAACCAAAGAGCTAACCTCGAACGCCGTCTTCTCTCCTGGGCTGCGCAGACCCATAGCCTCGCGTGGGGCGCCGGCCATCTGTTCCATCTGATCCATCAAGTACTGGATTTCTCTGTCCGCAGCAATCACTGAGATATCAGGCTTATCTATTACTACACGTCCACTGCCCCTGATAACAGTAATACCTCGGGGGCTCATATCTAAGCTCTCAGGTTCCACATCTCCTACTGCAATGATACGTGGAAAAATGTTTAAGTCCAAGGCGTCCAACTTACCGTTGTTCAGCTTGTCCACCGCGTGCTGCAGAGCAACCAAGTTATCCAGAGGACCCATAGCCCACAGATTGTTGTCCCGTAACCGCCAGCCAACGTGTTCCTTAAAACCGCGCTGGTTCCATGCGGGATTAGTTACCTGCCGAGCAACAAACGTCCTATCCACGATAGAGATCAACTGGTTCTCCAGGAGCACTCCATTTTCGTGATCGTAGATATCCCCTTCAAACTCCAGCACTTCCACCTGTCCTGTAGCCAGATAATCGAACAAGTTACCAAACCCATCTACTTGGAATGAGTCTACCTTATTGAAATCGTCATGGGACAGAGAAGATACCTGACTACGCAGGGCCATCATCTTATCCAGTACGCCTTCTACCCAACCTTGTTCTGCTTCGTTCTTCAGCTTGGAAGCGAAGGACCCCATAGTGTGTAAAGTACGAACGATCTTCGGTGCGTTCCTAAATGACGTAGCGGTCAAATCAAAAACAATATCCAGAGGATTGATCCTGATAATCTTTGGTCCTACAAAGCCAGTAAACGACTCATCAGTTGCTGGATCTTTGAAGATTTCATTCTCGTAGGTAACATCAGCAAAGGCGTTACCATAGTCGATATAGTCAAAGACTAGCTGTGATACCTGACGGCGAAAGTCCCCTATACGTACCTTGTTTGACATGTACGCCTGGATAGTCTCTTGCTTCTTTATAGTGCCTTCCTCGTCTGAGTGACGCTCCCACTTGAACCAGCTATCATTGGGCAGCAGGGCAGACATATAATTAGCGTGTAGATTATCCCTTATCTGCGTGAGTTTTGGAAGTACAGTACGATTAGACCAATCAGTAGTCTCCCCAGCTTGCGTAGTATCACTAGTAACCCCAAAAATAAAATTCCTTTTATCTTTATGGCCAATGAGATAAGGATTTCTTTGGGTCTGAAACTTTGTCCACATGAGGACGATGTCCGTTGCTCTTGCGTCACGGTTAATCATTCCTTCTACGTCTAGCGGTTGTGTCATTATATAAGTCCACCAAATCTAGGATGCGTATTCAATACCTTACGCGCGCTATGTTGCATCTGCCCCCACATATGTCCTGGGGGTTTTGCTATGTCTATCGCAGCGGTCAGAGCATCCTTGAGATCATCGTGTGGGGGATGCTCCATCACCAGCTCTTCTTCCAACAGCTGACAGTTACCACCACGATAGTGCCAGATCATCTTGTTGTCGTACCTGGGCTGCAATGTAGCCTTCATCCGTTCTTCTTTGCTGCCCATGTGTCTGTTAGGTTTGAAATGGTCAATCACTATAGGTATCCGGTTCTTCCTCATGGTGCTCTCCAGATCCTTAACGATAGTGACCTGAGCTACTGTAGTCTCGGCTCGTAACTTTCTGAACCCCCACTTATGGTACTGCACGTAGATAGCCTTGAAGTAATCTTGTATCCTGTCTGTCTTAAATCGGTTGATGTCAAGGATAAAGATGTTCTCCTTATTGTCCATCCCGATTGTAATAACCGCTGAGTAATCGGCTGTCTTCTTTAAGCTAAACGCAAAGTCAATCGCCGCGTATACTATCAATCTACTCTCACCATAGTACCAGTAGCCTTCTCTGTTCTCTATGTCGTTCTTGTTATAGTACTGAAAGCTCTCGGGCTTGATCGGGGCACTCTCTCTATCATTCGGATCGTTGTAGTACTGAGCGAAGAACTGTGCCTTATCCAGATACTCACTCTTGATCTTGGCTAGCACTTGCCGATTAAAGCCGAAGAGCTTGCCGTCTCTTCTTGTTGTACGTGGCCACAGGAACTCTCCGGCCTCTTCCACTACTCGCTCAAACGTTTCGAAGAGAGGCTCACTACTTTCCAGGCCACCGTCTTCCTCGTAGATATCGACTGTTCGTTCCTTCAGCAACTGGTATAGGTCGCGGGGATGGTACCGTGTGCCTACTACTAACCGCTTACTTTCCGGGTTACCGATTGAGGCAACGTGACTATAGGCACTCTTAACCTTGCGTCTGCCTTCTTCAGTGTAAGCGTTCTCAGGAACAATGAGATCGTCAAGTACAATAATATCATAATGCTGTCCTGTCACTGTTGAGGTTAGGCCCGCAGTGTATATTGTGCTGTCTCGTATCCCTTCTGTCTTACGCAAAGGATGGTCAACCGCAATCTCTGTGCTAGTCCACTTTTCTCGTTTACCTTCTTCCTTACGTACCATATCCGGCCAGTATCGGGTATAGATAGCAGAAGTTAGTATGTCCTTAATAAACTTTAACTGTTTCTCTGCCAAGGTAGCTGTACCACTCAGATACAATACCGTAGTAGCTGGGTTCTTCGTAATCTGCCAGGCAGTATAGTAGGCAGCCATAGCAGACTTCTGGTGTCCCCGAGGTAGTAAGGCCAGCTGATGAGTACTAGCGCCAGCTCGTGTCCAGTACTCTAGCAGTTCCATATGCACTCCCCCAATTAATCTACCGGGAGCAACCAGTCTAATAAAAGCAGCAAGATCGCTTTCTGCTAAATCTCTAATCTCAATCGGGGATGAAGGGAGCAATTCTTTTGGCATCGGCTCTAATGTCCGCCTCTATACCCCTGTTAATTTTGAGCTGCCTAGTCCTCTCATCTTTACTCGGCGCTCCGGCCTTACGCTTATCCCAACCTTTAGTTGCCAGGAACTTTGCACTAACAGCGTCGCCGCTCTCAGCCTTTACGATCAGGGTCATAATCGCAAGAGACTTTAGCCTAATCTCCATCTCGTCTTCCCACTGCGGCCACTGTTCACGTAATACACTGGCCTTGAGTTTCAGTAGGTGATCCCAGCCATCTAGGTAGTCAGTAGCTAGTATATACCCAGTGGGATCATTTGTCTCTAGGTATAGTCTCTTCAGAGACTTATAAACTTTGCCCCTTAGTTCTTTATCGTAGGGCTGCAAGGTGTAAAGCGCACGCTCCAGATTTATCTTCTCCTGGTTCGCAGCAAACCTATTCTCTATGAACAGTACTGTAGTGTACAATCCATTAGTTGTAGGATGGCGAAACTTATTAGACTTCGGCATCAGTTGTATACCCACTTGTTGGCGTGCTTGGCTTATTCGCCGACGCAGCCATAATGTTTCCGCCACCTCTGCCAGCAGCACCGGCAGCGAAGTTAATAAACCGGCCAGCGCCTACGGCAAATGCTGACACAACATTGCCTTTGGCCACGCCGTTGAACACACATCTGATACCATCATGGACAGAGCCCAAATGGTTGTTCTCGATGATAGCTGCGTTCCTAGTTGTAATGGGTGTACCCGTAACATTGATCCGAGACTGCCCAGCTACAAATCCGCCCAACCAAGTGTTATTCCTGATAACAGCATCGGAAGTCGTAGCGGTATTGTTCAGGAAAATATCAGCAACAGTGCCTCCGCCTGGACCACGCAGCGTGTTTCTCTCGATGATCGCTTCACCTGCCCACGGATCTGCGTCAATAAACTGTAAGCCATATGTGATATCAGGACAGTCGATAAGTTCAATATCACAAGATCCGATAGTCGAAGCGAAGTTATTAACGCAGTCCGCTTTGATACCCTTCATCTTGATATCGCCACCAGCGAAGGGTGCGGCGAGAATAAACCTGCCTATCTGCGTATCAATGTCGAAGTTTGACAGCGAGATATCTTTTACTTCGTTGTTCTCCAGCGAGACAAAGTTAGGTGTTGCCACCATCGTTACTCCACGAGTAACTACATCATTGAAGAAGATATTTTCAACGTCGCCTGTACCGTTGACTCCACCACCTGCAACACGCAAGAACACATGCATTGATCCGCCAAAGATACGAACACCGTTCATAGTCACGCCGTTAACAGGGAACTCGCCCTGCCCCGGTCCAATCCTATAGAAAGGAGTATTAACGGAATCAGTAGAACAAGCATTGAAGGTGTGATTAGACATAGTAGTAGCTGATACACGTTCTTCAATTGTAATGAAGCCGCCTGATGTGCCAACTTCCTGTATGACGTTCTCGAAATACAGATCAGTCAGCGACGCCCCGAACATAGCAGGGGCAGAGTTAGGATTTACCGAAGAGCCGCCAACTCTAATTTCTGCATCTAGCTTAATCTGCGTGCCTTCACTATTGAAGAACCCGGTATTGGATACAGAGAAGTTTTGGCAACCTCCATTGAACGTAATAGCCAAGCCATGCCCATCTTCTGAACGGCAGTGGTCGAACTTCACATCAGAGGTAATGACTGCCGATGGTGCTGTGATAGGATCATCTGTGCCCACACCACGTTCTACACTCTCTATAATAACAGCCTGGCTGGCGCTGAAACGAAACTTACAGTATGAGAACAAGATACTCTCTGTTTTAGTATTAGCTCCAATGACGATCAAGCGTCTAGCATTATCCTTAGTTGGCTTAGTTGAACCAACACCCTCAAATGCTTGGCCGGCAAAGATGATATTCTCACAGTCTATAAGCTCAAGCAGCTTATGTATGAAACTTGTGGAAGCATACAAAGCATCATCTGCTTTGACTATGCCCGGCCCCATAAACATAACGTGCTTCGCACCACGCAAGATCAATTCCTGTTTTGACAAGTACACCTTGCTGGGAAGGAATGCTCCACCGCCAACAAGAGCTAGATCATTCAACCACAGCTGTAGAGCAGGACCATCATCTACTACACCATCGCCTACCGCACCAAAGTCTTCTGGAGTACTAGCAACACGCAGCCTATCTGCTAGGTCTACCTTTACAGATCCTGTTCCGCCTTGTGTATAACCCAGACCTTCCGAGTCATCAAAGATGAGCGAGGTACCATTGGTACCCAGAAACTTTTTCGTATTACCTACCTGTGAAGGGATGACCAGAACGTTAATTGCGGTTACACCGTTCTTGATATCAATGAACCGTGCGGCTTCGTTGTCATTGATGGGTGAAGGAAGATTGAGTACGCGCTTGGAGTTCATATCCAAGTCGCTCTTCATAACGTTAGGTTCGCCGGCAGGGTTATCCCTGAACAAGACCTTGTCCTGCAAGATAGCTTCAACCGACCGAAAGGCCGAATTGATCTGGCTCTGTGACAGAAAGCCGCTTAGGATACTTGGTAGGGTTAACTTCGCCATAGTTACAGACCTTTAGGCGCCACCGGGGGCGTAGGTTTCTTAGGTACCGTTATAGGCTTGTGCGTAAGGCCCTTCGGTTTGACAGGTTTTCTTGGTGCCATTACAGTGCACCACCAGACAGGGCCTTAACAATGCTCTCAGCTACAGACGGCAGAGCCTCGCCATAGGCTTCGATCAGTGCCTTGTCTACAGCAGCGCGAAGCTCCTGGCCACGGAACGCCTTGACGTTATCAGCAGCAAAGTTCAGGATAGTACCGTCAGGCATCTGGAACGAGAAGTCAATAGCGCCCTGCTCCTTACCGTCGATGATGCGTACCTCACAGGGAAGCATCTGACCATCTACTTTACACCAGTCGAAGCTGACCTTATTGATACCAGCAAACTCCTGGTGGCCACCCACAGAACAGCCGGCTAACATCAGGGCAGTAGCGACAATAACAATGATCTTGTTCATAGTCAGTTCCTTAATTAATTGATTAGGTCTATCTATACCACCGCAGCTTTGCAGCTGATGAAGATCTGAAGTATCTCATCGTCAGCAGCTAGAGAATTGAATTCGCTGGAACCATCCATCTTAAAAGCAATGAATACATTTGCTAGAGTTGGAAAAGGGATATCTACGAGTAGATTAGCTACAGCCCCACTCGCGTCACTTTCCCAATCAGCAGCGACAACAGGGACTGTACCAATCACATTCAAGTGATCTGCGCCAGCAGCAGCTAGGGCAGAGGCATTAGCAGCGATAGTAGGGTCAGCTTTGAATACGTAGAGAGTGCCTGCGGGAAGCTTGACAGCTCCCGTACCAGTTTCTGAGGAGACGAGGCAGATAAACGAAACGCGCCCCTGGGTTGGCGCGTTGTCTATAGTCCTCCGTACATCGAATGAGATACTCTTTGAATAGTTATTGATTGCTATCAACTCATCTTTAGTGATGAGCGTTTGCGTAGCAAGCGTGCGAACTGTCTCCGCGTCGCCAATGATTTTCAGTAACGCTCTAACTGCTGAAGACATTTACGTTCCTATCTTGAGTGTGGGGTGAACTGGTGCCGGTGAGAGGAGTCGAACCCCTGACCTCCTGAGTACAAAACAGGCGCTCTCCCTGCTGAGCTACGCCGGCATATTTGGTCTAGGTGGGAGGATTTGAACCTCCGACTTTGGCGCTCCAAACACCCTACTCTGGCCAGACTGAGCTACACCTAGTCTTGGTATCCATAAGCACGTTCAGCCGCTGGTCCGCCAGCTTCCTCCCAGTGCTGTTGTAGTCTCGATGTCCAGTGCTCCTGCCAGACGCTGGGGTTCCCTGTAAAGGTAGGGCCACCTCCTTGCATCCGTTCGAAGTGATCCATTACAGGTGATAAGCCGAGGTACTCCCCAATCTTGTCCACTTCTTCTGGCTTAGTCAGTAAGTCTTCAAACCGAACTGTATGTACCCCTGACTCATCTATCCAGCCGGCAAAGGCCATAACGGGCCGTACTGCCCTGAACATATTGTCTATAAGTATCTGTTCACTGTCGTCCTGATAAACATACCTACACCAGCTGATAAGAATGTTCTTCGGGTGTCTGATAATGTGGAGATGTTTCCCCTGGACCTTGGTACCGTAGGATACTTTTCTGCCGGAAAAGTCTCTATAGGGATCGTGTGCGTGGCGGACTTCGTCCTGTCCGAACAGCTCGACACATCTGAGTAGCAGATGTGTCCCTGTCTTCATCGCTCCGTTAACAACAATAGGAATTATTGTGTTACAGACTACCATGTAAATCAATTCTTACTTAATTGATTAGCTCTAATCAGCTTCTGAGCTGTCTTCTTAGAAACCATACCTCCATACAGGTTCGAAGATAACCTCTTCGAAATCAGAGCCAGGTACGCTCTCCGCTGGTGTCTGTTGTGATCAGACTGGCTATAAGAGTTAAACTCGGCAACGTGTGCCTCTAGTTCTACTTCAAACCTGAAGTCTTTGCTATCCAGGTATTCCTTCCACCAACCTTCGATCCCACCCTCATGGTAGTGCTGCTGAAAGCGACGTACCCGCTCGTGGACTATAAGCCACTCAGGTATTGCTTCGCCACTCGGATTGTAGATCAAGTCACCCCAGCAGAACATCTCTCTACCGCTGATGGGGAAGTGCTTACGTATCTCTGTGATATTAGGTGGGAAGGCTTTAACAACTCTCACAGTACGGGTCCTCTGTGTTGGGTAGAGCAGTTCCTGCGATGTCCCAGTCTTACTGGGTAAGAAACCCCATTACTCCCTAATGGGGTAATGCTAAACTCGTAATCAACCTCACAACCCCAAAGGGGTCGTAAGTTTAACTTCTCATTAAACATTACATGTATTATAACATATTAAAGTCATCACTTGATTAAACATATAAGGATATCTTTATATCTAGTAGGCAGAACATTTAAGT